CTTGTCTTTCAGTGATCAACCTATCTAGAGCTATTGTTAACATTTTTTTTAAATCCTTTGCTATTTACTCATTAACATATAATACATCGCAATTTGCAGGTTTCAACCTTTCAAAGAAACATTTTAGTATTTCTATTCTTGCATCGCCGAAAGTTATCGGGAATGTGAACGGAAAAACGGAGCTTGAAACGCCGTCAAGGTCAACGACAATAATAAACCGCCCATCTCGTTCCTCGTCAGCAATAAAAGTAAACGGAAATGTTATAGGAAATTCCATATAATCACGCCCGGGGATAATGTCTATTGTTAATCCAAGCGAATCGGCGACCGCTATAAACTGCGCTTCCGTGCTCGTTCCGTCTGCCGCTATCCTTGTTAATATGTTGTTAATACGTGTTTCTAAGTCAGCCCCGGCAGACAGCGAAGCAAAGCACGAACCCTTTATATTATATTCCTGCTCCCATTCGTCTATAAGGTCGTTTGTCGTAGTCAATGCCAGCTCATCAGCAGTATAGTTTAGTTTCCCCTCTGCCCGAAGATATTGCATTCCAAGCGACAATAACAGCTTGTTAATAACTGTACCGTCAATGCTTTTACCAGCCCAGAAATCGCCCTCTGGAAGTTTACGGGCAAGCATTGAAGCTTGTTGAGTTTGCGAATGTTCTTTAAACGTACTCATATTAATAACTTACAGTTCCTAATATTGCTATTTCGTTATATTCGTTTGTTATACTGCCACTAGGAGCGGATAAAGTAAAGCTGTCCACTCCCTGCCCGGTTTCAGAATCAAAAGCGTTTTGTATGGCAGTCTGGTATTTAACTTGTGTAATATCATCGCCTATATCAAGCTCATCAAAAAGCTCGTTGAGGTTTGCCTCGATACTGCTTCTTATTCCGGACGTGTCAGGACTTAACGCTGTAAAGGTAAAATCTATAGTGTTAGCAACCGGAGCGGCTACAATAACATCGTTATCGCTTGTATTTGCCGGCTTTATCTCAAGTATCTTTGTTTCAACGTCTGAAACTTCGCCGGACGTAGGAATTATAGACGGATCATTATCACGGACAAAGAATATTCTAGTTTGTCCTAGCTGAACATTACTATATGCAACCGTTATAGTACCGCTTGCGCTTCCAGTAACGCCGCTTGAATAATATACTACTTCGGTAGTAGATACAACTAAAACCCTGAAAGTGCCGTTAAATGCGCTTTCGTTAGCCCCTGAAACGGTTATCCGCATTCCGTCAAGCAAGTCATGGTCTGCTGAAAATGTTACTTTAGCGTAATCGCTTGCAATAGCATCAATACTAGATGGCGTTACGCTATCGTTAATATCATCCGGCTCGTAAACCCATACCCGGGTAACGCCTGCAACTTGCCGGGCTTGCAATATAATATTTGTTTCGTTAAATGGCGTTACAGGGTTTTGTATCCGTTGTAATAGCCGTGTTCTGAAATCATCGTAAGTTTCAATATCTGTACCGCCGTCAATACCGCCATACTGGACATACGCCGTACTGTCAAGCCCGGATATGGCACTAGTAGCCGTAAGCGTAGAACCGCCTGTAACGTTTGTGTCTAATCCAGTATTAACGGACTGAACTTCAACACTAGCCCCGGTATAAGCGGCGGTAATAGTTCCAGTCGCCGGAGTTGCCGGAGAGCCTGAAACGCTATATTGAAACTCTGTTAAGCTGGTTACAGTTATATCGAAAGTTCCGTTGTAGTCCGTCTGGTCTGCCCCGGCAATAACAACACTCATCCCGGATGCTAAATTATGAGCACTTGCGGTTGTAGCCGTTGCGGTAGTTCCTGAACGTGTAACGCTTGAAATATTGATAGAATTACTCGCAAGGGTTACGCTTGATTTAGTCTGGTAACTTTCCCCGGTTGATGACTGAAACTCTGTACTTGACGGTATAACCGTTGAAGCGGTTCCGGTAAGCGTAATATATCCGTCTGCCGCAGTCGCAGGATTACGGCTAAGAGCATAAACAGCCCCAATATTTAGCAATGCTTGATTTTCCGCTGTAGTAGCATAAGTATCACGCTGAATAATATAAAGTTGCTGGTATATCTCATAAACCCTGCCCCCGGTTGCTACTGCAATAGCGTTAAGTATGCTTGTTACCTCGTAAGGGTCAGCATCCGGTAGTAAGGATTTTATATCAGACCTAATGTAATTGACTACATCCGCATTTGTTGGCAGGTTAAGAGGCATATTGTGAGTTTCTCCATATTCTATAGGTGAATGAGGCGACAATGTCGTTATTAACTAGTATTTTAATCGTTAAATATATGTTTTCATTGTTATCAGGAATAGCAGCTATGTCAATTCTAGTAGCATATCCTTTATCTACAATCCACTGTAAAGCGGTTTGTGCGTATGCTTTAGCTTTGTTTAGCGTACTTGTAGTAAGTCGCTCCTGGCTAATCAGCCATAGTTTAGAGCCGATTTGATAACCGTCAAGCGTTGTAAACACATCGCCGAACCATCCCCGGCGTTTATTAGGCTGTTGTACTTCACTTTCAGAAGCTCGGCGGTCTGTAAATAAAGAAAGCTGAATATTTGTATCGAAGCTTTGGTCATATTGCAAGTCGCCGCCCGATATAGCCATATCATATATTCCATTGCTATTTTTAGCCATTTTTATGTCAATCTTAGCCATTATGCCGGAACTCCTGTATTGCCGCCGCCAGTTGTAACGCCGCCGTGTACGTGTGTTTTAAGCGATATTCCGTCAGCCGTTACATCGCCTGAACTAACCGCTATATTACCGGTTAAGTTAATATCACCAGTCCAACTAGTAGCAGGGCAATCAATAGTTATTGTATCGCTGGCGGTAATTTCAGCGTCTTTTGCGTTTACTGTTATTTTGTCAATCGCTGTTATATTTGCCGTATTACAATTCACGTTAACACCTGCCGGGGAATATATATTAATATTACCGTCTTTATCTAACTTAATATAAGCGCCGGTTTCGGTATTTGCAAGTCCTAATTCGCCGGGCTGCAAATCTTTCATGCGTTTTGAAAAGTCGTGAGCGTATCCGGTCAAGTCATCGGGATTGTTTCTCAATGAAAATATAATCCACGTAGAATCAATCGGCGGACTGCAAAAATATCCATACGGCGTTATCTGGCGTATATTATTAACCTGCCCAAGTGATAATACTTGGGCTTTGCCATAATCGCCGGAATCGTCCATATTGCGTTGTTGTTTTCCTGCCTTTATATTAATCATGTATTCACCACTATATTATCGCCTATTTTGTTATATTTCGAGTTTGGGTCTGCAACTTGCAGGCTGTAACTGTCCGGGGATATAAATTCAAGATTTGTCGTACTTCCTGCTGCTTTAGATAGCCTATAAGTAACTGAATCAAGAAGCATTTTACTGTTAATATCCGCATACTCGTCGACAATGGTTACAAGCTGGTTAGGAGCCCATATTACATCGTTCTTAGCCCAGTATCCGAAAGTTTCAGCATAATACTTGATAGAATCGGATCGCCGCTTGTTAACTTCCCATATTGCAATATCGTCAGCAGTTTTCTTATCTACTGCCGTGTCATAAATAATTACCTTTGTGGTTTCATCCCTAGCTCCTGAATCTGTTGCTGAACCCTGTAAGTCTTTTCCTGCGGGGTCTTGTGATCGTATAATAATATTTCTGAATCGTGCGCTAAAATCATATTCTGAATGTGCGCTTTTGATATGCTTGTTTTTATTTGAATCAACTATATTCTGAAGAACGCCCTTTATGTCAATCCCGGACGTTCTGTATATTGCTATATTCCCTAGTCCGTCTCCGGTAAGCAGACATTGCTTTTTGCGACAAATACGGTCTAAATAATCAAATATGCTTTCCCCAGACACCCCTGCGGATATTTCGTCTTTTTCATAATATATATCAATTCCGGTTCTATTCCTTACTGTAATATCTGATATACCATTATCTTTTAGTATTTTCTCTACAAGCTTTTCTACTTTGATTTTACCAGTATATTCAGCAGAGGCACTAACGCTAGAACGGACTATATCTATTGTATTGTCAAAGCCGGAAATATTAACGCTGTGTGATTTTTCGTCATAGGCTGGAGTTATTTTGTCGATATATCCATTCAATACAGGATTTCCATTTACAAAACAAACAGCTCCATATCCCATTTTTACAGGGATTTGAGATATGACTTTGTTTGCGATAACTGCCTCGAAAGAGCCGCCTATAGAGCTTAATGACCGGGTAATAGATAGCTCCTCGAACTGGCTGTAGGTTTTGCCGTTTATCTCAATTCTTATATTGTTGTCATTGATATTAGCCATGTTATACCCATTATTATTAATATAATATAATTCTTTTTGCTGAATTAT